GTGCCTTACAGGAACGGGGGGGCTCGGCCCCTTGACGGGGGCTCATTTATTTTCCATTTTTTTGACGAGCACAGTTGGACAAATAATTTTTTCATTATTGGTCTTGTGCGAGTGACATGACACACAAAGACTCTGCAAGTTCTTCCACTCGTTGGTACCACCACGATGCAATGGCAAGATGTGATCCGTTTCAAGATCAGCAATAGCACCACAGTGCGCACAGCACATATGCACTGCCTTATGTTCTCGCGCTATGCGTGTCCATGTACCACCACGTGAACGTGATGTATGTGCATAGTTGAAGGTCTTGCCTAGATCGGCTTTGTACTTCCATCTAGCCATGTACGTACCTCTTCCATGAGTCGCGTATCTACCTCTTCCCTCCACGCTAATAGCCATTCCTCATCGTCTTGCCTGGCAAGGACAATGGGTAACCAACCTACCCTTGCATCAGTACGTGCTTGGAGCATTGCATCCTCAAGGCCAGCGCAACGTGGTGCAACATTGGGCAAGCAAACGCCATCGTCCATCACTGTGCGCAGTTTGCTTAGCCGACAAATCAAAAGGCTTCCACTGACAATCAAATTGTCATTGGCAAGACGTCCATACACGTACGAATAGCCTGTCTTTCGGCGCTTTACCTCAACGTGGATCTTCCAGCTGCACTGTGCTTCGATGTCGGCTTTGCCCTTGCCATAGCGCTGGGCAGTACGTTCCCACTTGAATGGGAACAACTTCTCCAGCGCACGGCAAGCGTCCAATTCGCCGTTCTTACCCTTCATGCGGGAATTGGTCATGCTCCGTCATCTTCCGCTTGTTCGACTTCTTTGTCCGTGACACAACGTGGCGTGATGGGCCCGTATTCCTCGATAGTGTCACGCTGGTGGCGTGTGTCCTCGGTTGTCCCATTCTGCCCAGTGGATTTGACAGAACGTGGCGTGGTGTAAATCGACTCCATGCGGGCGATCTTCATGCGTAGGGCTTGGATCACAAGCACTTGCTGAAGGATCTGATCTTCGAGGCGTTCTGGCTGTGTCATGCGACTCCCTGCAAGCGATGTAGGACAACCTTGGCGACGTCACGTGCGCCGCTCAGGTTCTCGGTGTGGAACTTCAATGTCGAATACGCATCGTTGCCGCTGCGGGCCCAATGCTCCAAGAGGAGCCGCCAGGCTCCGACTGCATCACGGTCGCTCAGACCGTGCGAGATGAGTACGCGCCGGCAGACCGAACAGTGGCTCTTGATGTCCGCTCTCGGGTCACGTTGCTTGATCCGGTTTGCTATGTCATCTTGAACCTCCCACCCGTTGAACGCGGTAGCGTTTCCCTGGTTAGGTGGACTAGTTAAATGGACTAGTTCCGATCCCTGCGTCATCTTGACGCCGGTAGATGCATCATCTTGATGCTTCTCCTGCGTCATCTTGACGCTTCGTGATGCATCATCTTGATGCTTCTCTTCGCCTGTCAGGTTGATCCGGTAGACCAGCGCCTTGCCTCGGCTACTCGTTGTCAGGACACCACTTACACGTAGTTGATCCAAGGCGCGTTGACAGGTCGAACGGCTGATCCCACACTTCGCTGCCAGCACTGCCTGGCGTGGGTACGCGATGCGTCCGTAGTCAAGAATCGCCAACAGCACCAATTTTTGGATGCCGTCGAGCGCTCCGCAGCGCCACACTTCCGATGGTTGTGGACGAGTCATACGGCCTCCGCAAGCAGGTAGGTAGGCGCCACTGATTGCCATTGAAGCATGACTGTGTTCCAAGCAATCGAGTAACCGGCAATCAGGTACTCCGAGGTTGCCCGTAATTTGTCCTCTTTGACCAACCACACCTTGGCGTTGCCATCGAGCCAATGAACAAACGCAAACCAATCGATTACCTCGGTTTGGTAGCGCTTGCCAGCGGAAGCCAAATTGCAGCGCAAACGTTTAGACGTAGGCGATGAATCACGGTACGACGGGCCTTTACGGGTAATCAAGTGACAAGTCTTCACTTGGACGCGCCCAAACCTTTCAACTAGCAGGTCGTAGTTAAAGCGCTGGGCTCCCACTTCGATGACGTCTAATTTCCGGTTCCGGAAATACTGAGCCACAGCGGCTTCCGACTTGACACCGGTCAGCGCTGTTGAGTGTTGACACTGTCGAATTTGAGGCTTCAAAACGGCACCTCCTCTTCCACCACCACCTGGACGTCCACGATGAGGAACCCATCCTGCCAGGGCTTGAGCTGCAGGACGATGAGTTTGCCGATGATGTCCGCATCTACTGCTGAGAACGACGTAAACCACTCGACGCCGTTCGCCTCAAGACCTACGCGCCAGTATTCCTTTCCCGACTTTGCCGTCTTTGGATCAACTCCGACACAAACGCCGCGTACTTGGAGCCGGTCGCCTTTAGGCTCAGGCTTGACCTGAGCGGGCTTCGACGCCTTGGAGGGCGCAGCGAGTGCCTTGCGAAGCGCGGGAGCCTCCTGAGGCATCCTAGACGCCTCCTCAGGCATTTCCTCGGCGATGCTGCCCTCGTAGTCGAGCGCGGCGAACGCCCACCCCATGACGCCCTTCAAGGCGCGCCCAGTAGCGCGGGTCTGCGCCATCATCTGCCTGGCGAACTGTGGGCGCGTGTTCCAGGGGCGCTCGTCATCGAAGACCGAACCGATGCCGGAGCCCACTACCACGCCGTTCAACAAGACCGTGCAGGTCGCTTCCCAGTAGCCGGCAACGCTTTCCGTCGGTTCGACGTGCCGGAGACTGGCAGTGCCACTGGTGTAGCCGAGCGACGAGGCGATCGCCTGGGCGCCCTGCACGGTCAAGTAGTTGCGACCCTGGATGACTTGCGTGTACTTGGCGCGGACGATGGGCCCGACAATGCGGCACACTTCCTCGTTGCGCTTGACAATCGCGCCAGGGTTGATCTCGTTAATGGTAAGTTCGTTCACTTGCGCACCTCCGGCTTGCAAGCCTCATGGCTTGGATCCAGCAGCAGCAACATAAACACCCCCATGCTGAAACAGCCCGACAAAACTAGCAATAAATCCAACATTGAATGCTCCTCTCAAAGCATTGCGCTGGCGACGCTCGGAGCCGTCTTGGCTCCCGTTAGCGCTTCCATACGCGTGCTTTGAGTCTATCGACCAGTTGGGAACTTCGCAACAGAATTCTGGAAAGCCACCCTGGCGTAGCCTTGTTCAGCGCTGCTTGGCGCTTCTTGCAGCCGCCACAAGGCTTGATCCCGGCGGCAGTTGTGACTGCGGCGACGGTATCGCCAAGCCCGACGGGTTGATGCTTGCTTGCGTCCATGTGGTTTCGAGCTTCGTGGTTCAGCATTTGCAACTTCCGCAGTTGAGGGTGGCGGGTGGCGATCCGGCGGCAGCGTAAAGCGTTGCCCAATCGCCCGTGTTTGGATAGCAGTTTGAGCCGCTTGTCGAGGTATCGCAGCCGTTGCTTGTGTTGGTTCCGCAGTCACAGTTGTCACCGGCGAAAGCATCTGGGCCGTACGAGGGAGCAAAGTAGGCGTTTGAGCCAGCGAAGATTCGAAATAGCGTCATCGTGCAAGGATTGGAAACGTCCCAGCAGTACTGCGCCGTGTAACTGGTTGTCCAAGCACTAGTCAATCCACCGATGACAACGCTGCCGCAATCGCCTTGCACTGTGACTTCGGGAACCGTGCGCGAGTACTCGATCGAAACAAACCGCGTACCGGTGCCGCAACATCCGCAGACTTGTGGGCAGGTTAATGGGCCGCCAAGAATGACGTTAATGCTGCCGACCGGATTAGAGTCAATGATCTCAGGACACCCAAAGCACTGGCCGCCTAGTCCGTTCATCTTGAAACAGATAGACGTATCCCACGAAGTCTCCGGCGGCGTCCAGGTGTAGACGCATGGGATGCCGCATGAACACGTAGGGCCAGCGCGGCTCGTTACGAATTGTTGCGGCTGTAGTGTTCCAAGCGCACGGGTGTAGACGTTGGCTACCCCAAACGAATCCGAAGCCGGGCAACTTTCATCCCGGTAAACGGTGCACGGAATGACAGTGCAAGCAAGTGTGCACCATTGCAAATGCTTCGCGTTTACGGCGAACTTGAAACACACATCACCTTCACCGCCACCGCAACAACATGACCGTCTTCGACTCATTTGCCGCTCTGCCGACGGCAGTAGATGTAGCCACCCACTACGCCGATCACGCCAAGCATAATGCCGAACCAAAGACTTCCAATGAGCGATTCCATAGATGCAAAAATCATTTGCGTACCTTCTTTCCTACTGGTCTGAACTTCCTGAACGTGTTTCCGACTGAGCATCCACCCGCAAACGTGACTACGAGTAGCGCCACCATCCAGATCGTGTATTGGGTTGTAGTCAGCATTCCTTATCTCCGTGGTATGTACATGTAGATCAGTGCACCGGCTACGAGCACCGATGCACCAATGCTCATGTAGGTCAGCGTACTGAAGATCGGATGCGTGTCATCACTGACGTACGGAATGGCTTGGTGCACTGCGTTGGCTTGCGCCTCAATGCTGTCTAGTTCGGCGCTTGCCCGCACTAGGTACGCACGCGCCAGCGCAGCACTAGCCGCGCTCGATGTCGCTGCCTGTGAGATCATCGCCGTCTGCGAAGCGCAGCCGGTCAATAGGCAAGCGACGATGACGGCGAGGTAGATCAGACAAACTCCCTGCGCGGCGTGGCTGGCAAACACGTCGGGAGCGTGGCAAGCAGCGCTGGCGCGATCGTCTCGCACCGCACGTTGGCGTGGATGCGTAGATCTGCCGGAGTGATCTCCACGCCGTCAATGTCAAGCACAGCGCCAAGTGTGCCGATCATGTCGATGTAGCGCGGCTCTGGGATCAGCGCCAGCGCCGTATTCATCTGCGCCAGTGTGGTAGTGCGTAGGTAGTAGTTCGTCATGTGGTCTTCGCAATCATTTCTGCGTAGGTCAAGGCGCTGTAGTACTTCACGCTTTTGATTGAGTTGTTGAGGTAGCCATCCCACGTACCGGAACCGCTTACGCCCGTGGTGGACTGGGAGCCCAGCGTGAGCCAAGTCGAAAGCGTGGTGCCCACGTTGCTACCGCCAAATGTCGGCGTAGCACCGTTCACGCACAGGTCAAACGATGCCGTAGGCGTGGGCGCGTTCCATGCAATGGCTACTTTGTTCAGTCCGGCAGTTAGTCCGGTCTGCGTCACTGGCGAACCAGTGCTAAAAGCGATCTGCGCCGTGGCGCTTGCGTTCGCTTGCTTTAGATGCCAATGCCGTGCGGCCGTTGTATCGGTCGACATGATCGATCGATCACCAGCACCGTACGCGCCGCGGTAGAACTCCACCACTATTGCGCCTGGTTGCGCGTAGAGCGATGTCCACGCGGTACTTCGAATCACGGCATCGTCGGCAAGGCGAGTGAGAGAAGCCGTAGTAGTTGGGATAAAACTAGTTGCGTTGGATCCCGCCTCTAGTTGTGCGCCCCACACCAATACGTCAACGACTACTGCCGGGTTAATTGACGGGTTTTCAAGATAGAAATACCCTGCAAGACTAGTTCCGGTCGTGTTTACATTTTCAAATCGTTGCCAAGTTGGAGTCACGGTAATAAGGGCTGTTCCCAAACCATTCGTATTCCATATGTTCAGCGTTTGGTTACCGCCTGTGTTGCTTTTGATCCATACTGAGTTTGTATACGGCTTAGTTGTAAATCCGCTGTCTTGGTACACACGGCCAGGACTACCGCTGTAGAACATCTGTAGACGTGTTGCCGATGTCAGACCGTTTGGCGCAATTCCGTAGTTAGTAGTAACAGTGGCAGTTCCGCCCGTTGCCCAACCAGTACCGCTCAATGCAGCACTATTTTTTAGGTAGTTTGTAGAACTCGCCTCAATTAACAGCCCCTTCGCCACGCCGCCCGTGTAATCAAATCGCGCATCGCCAGCGGCTGCTACCGTCTTCACGTACCCACTGGCATCGATGTACGTAGCCCGCGCCGTGGAATCTGCGCGTGTAAACGTCACGGCAGTCGGCACTGTGCCAGCGGTGAAGTCCAGTGAGAGCAGCGCCGTGTCGCCCAGCATCGCCTTGCGAAACATTGAGGTGTACATCAGATGGTCTCCGCTGAGGTGCGAAAGCCGATCGTTGCAATGTGCAGCGAATCGGTGCTAGCGTGGTCGAGGTACAGGACGATGGTGCCCCATGAGTTGGACGGGTACGCGGCAGTCTGCGCCATCGATAGCGTCCAAGTGAACGTGCCCGACGCGGCAACCACTACGGCATACGTTCCTGTGTTTAGAGTGTTTGTCGATCCGATCTGCACGTTGCCTTTGACCGTGTAGCCGGTGAGGTTCTGCGCGGTGGTTGTGCCTTCCACCTGGACTGTCCCGGCAAGCACCCACTCTTCGCCAGGGACGATGACTACGGACGGGTATGAAAGCGCTAGGTCGAGATTAGGCATCAGGTGCACCTCATTGGGTTTGGTCGGTCGAAGTAGGCAAAGACGGCTCCGGAACTATCGTTGCACACGTGTAGTTCCACCTTCGCGGAAAGTTCTCCGGTCGGCCATGAAGCCGTTCCGGAGTCATAGATCGAACCGACTGGACCCACGGTTGCAGCTGGCGCGATCGAAATGTTCATGCCATCAACAAGCGTGGAAGTGTTGTGCCACTCGCGGAGGTTGATTGCCGCGGCGTACGTCCCGCTCTTGTCATTGGTTGGAACCGTGATACCAGTACCTGTGACTGGAGTTGGGAACCATATTTTGACGGCGTACGTCCATCGGTTGGCAGCGCCTGAAATTGCTGTGGCAGACTCAAGGCTGACCAGGACAGACTTGGTGGGCGCCTTGGCAAACGCTTCACCCTGGGCAAACTTGATACCCGCAGCGTTGGCAGTTGCCACACGCTGAGTCTGCGCGAAACCGTTCATAGCGAACCGTGTCAGGCCGCCGTACAAGTTCCCGTTGAAGATAGGGTTCTGGAAAGCCATTATGCAATTGCCAGTGGTTTCGGGTTAGTCAACGCGGCCAGATCCAATGCCGACAAGATGCCGGAGAACGCTGAGAGCGTGTCGTACCGTTGCAGGAACACAACTTTGTCGACTTGCAGAATTGGGATACCACCGATAGTGACGCCAGCAACCAACACTGGTTCGCCGGTCGGATTTGGCGCAGGGATTTGGTCAAGGTGGTACCAGGCGTCGTACAAGAACGTATGGCTCATCCGGTAGTAGTTGTCTTCCGGCGCAGTTTGAAAGCCCTGGTAAAGCAGGGTTCCAATTGGAAAGCCAAGGAAGACAGCGCTGTTTCGGTTACCCACGTAAGAGGTGTAAAGCGACCACAGTGGTTCAGCTGCTGGGTTCCCTTGCGGCAGCGTTCTGTCGTACTGAGTTTCGATAGTCACTAGTTGTTGCGGTACGTCGTAGACCTTTGGCTTGCCATTGGTGTCGACTTTTAGCCCGGCAATATCTGCACCCGCAGAGAACGCAACCGTTCCGTTGGTTGGGAACGTCGGATCCTTGCGGTACATGGCCGTCGATCGCACTACCGTAGCGCGTGTGCAACTGCAATACGAGCCATCTTGGTCTAGTTGGGTTCCGTTGCGAGTGCTTGCTCGATGCGTAACAATCCAAGCGTTTTGCCGTTCCCGCACCGGCTCAATAGAAACCTCTCGAATCACCATTGTCTTGAGGTACGAGTTCCCGGAGTAAACGGTCGAACTGATGCGCTTTGGTGGAGGACTAGCAGCGGAAAGTATCTGCGCCTCGGTCGGCTGCGTGCTGGCGTCGCTCCATGTCATCAGGTACTGCAAGGTGATCGATGATTCACCTGGCGTGGGGACAAGTGAGTAACTGCGGCTATTTGCGCGTTCAACAAGGGTAAACGACATCAGGAGCCACCTTTCAAAGTTCTGTGGATTTGGCGCAGTACCTCTTCATCGCGCCGAGGTGCGTCGCTCATACCCTTAGTTGCTTCTTGCCCGGATGTGCCAATACCTAAGCCAAAGTTACTAAGGTCGTTTGAGATGTTTTGCATACTGAACTTTTTTGCTGGGTCAGTAAACGTCATAATCACCCCATCAATCATCTTGTTGAGTAAAGTCTCTCCAGATTGCTTCATCGATTCGGTGAATGCCATTTGCCCACCGCCAGCTGCGGCAACATCAGATTGAGTTCGTTCGGTAATCCCTTGCCGTTTAGCGCGTTCAACACCAGCAACATCAAGACCGTATGCCTTTGCCATTTCAATCTCTTGATTGATCTTGGCAATCTGCGTTTGCATTACCCCGCGCTGGGCTTCGGGTGAGAAACGCGTAGACATCTGCGCCATCTCAGTCATGCGCCGATCAAGTATTCGAAACGCTCCCATGAGCATTTGAAAGCCTTGCTGTGCCATGTTGAACGATGCACCGACAGCGATAGCGCTGGTCTTGCTGTTCAACTTGGCCAACTCGCGATTGGTCGCCGCGACGCCTTTAATGACGCCGGACGGATCGACTTCCGCGCGGATGACAGCCTTCATGCTCTTATCTGCCATAGGTCTCCTTTTTCAACCAAGGAATGCAGCGCTGTGGCTTTTGACCGACAGCATTGCACACCAGGGCCGTGAGCAGCCATTCGCACCGCTCAAGGGTGGTCAGTTCCGTCTTGGCAATGAGTCCGCTCATGTTCATGCGCTGTTCACCGTCTGCGATTCGCCAGAGCCGCCTTTCGGCGGCGTCGTAAAACGTTCTCGGTTGATCTCCTCAAGCAGCGCCGAGCAAATGTCTGCTCGCACGTTTGCCATCTCGCCGTGGTTGTGCACGAATGGTGTTCCATCGATGCAGGACAGACAAGCCGCCCACCAGTACGGATCTGCGGCGGCACGGGTGTAGTCCGCCATCGTGGGCTCGCGCACCATGATGACGCCAACACCAGGCACATCGACGCGCCGTGGCTTCGGTGAGATTGAAGACAGATCAAACGGCATCAAGCCTCCTCAAGTGTCATTGACCACATACCAGGGCCCGAACCGTCATCCGTGCGCGTGGCGCTGGTGATGTGGCCGGTGATGGTGTAAGCGATTGAACCCTTGTCGGTGTAACTAAATGCCACAGTCCTGTTTTGAGCGTCTGCTATTGAAGTTGGGTTCATATGCGCTCGGATCGCTACGTCTAAACCGCTGTCTGCCATGCAGTCAAATGTGACGCTGCGTTGGATCCGGCCAGGCATTCGCTTTTCTGCGAAGTCGGCAAGGCTTGTCGAGTCGAGGGATGAGCGGGAGTGGCTAAACGTCACATTTTTTGCAAAGTATGTAGCGGCCGAGGATGATTGGAAGTTAAGCGTCAGCGCCCCGCCGTATCCGGGAGTGATTGCCATTAGGTTGTCTCCTGTACAAGTAGTTCAAGTTGGATATTGCCGATGCGCTCCGCATCGGTCTTGCCGTCATCGATTGATTCTGTGCTCATGGTCACGCTGAACGCGGACAGCACTAGCACACAGTCGTAAGCAGTGCTAGTAGTTGGTACTGAAAACGCATCGCGGACATCGTCGACGGCTTTTAGGCATTCATCGACGGTATCTGCAATGGCTTCAATTTGAACTGTCAGCGTCCAATGGCACAACGTCGGAATGCCGGATGTCACCACATCAACCGAAGCGCTGCTGATTTCGTAAACGTAACACGGTGTTGCAAAGCCCGCCTGGCGAACACCACAGAACGCATCTGCTTTCAGTTGCAGCGCAGACTGGATAGCGCGTTGAATATTACTTAGGGACACTGGTATTCCCCATTCCGAGGATCTTGCGAGCCTCAATGAGAATCTCGGAACTGATCGCTTGCATGATCCTCGCTACGTTCGCCTTGCCCCACATCTCGCCGTAGTGGTTGCCTGGGATCATGCGTCCGGAGTGCTTGTGCACGAATCCGTTCTCCGTCCAAGGAAACACGAACTGCCGGCCGCGTGCGCGTGCGCCGCCCTTTTTGCCAAGTTGAACCCCGAGCTCGGCGCGGATCGGTGCGCCGGCAGGGCCCATTCGCTTGGGCGAACTGACGCGAGTAGCGGATCCGATTGCCTTGCGATGCGTGTTCTTGCCGCTGCGCACGTAGGGCGCATTCACCAGCACCGCTCTTAGGTTTGCTACAAACGGCTTAAAGCCTTTACGGATTGCCTTTTTGCGCACTGCTTCGTTCAGCATGGGAGAAAGCCGCGCCAATGTCTTGGTCACTTCATCGGTATCGATCGTGATGCGCACAGAACTTCCGGTCGTTACAGAACCGCTGCTGCCGCGACGAGTCGGGCCCATGTATCGATCGTGAAACCTCATACCGTTACCTCCACCGCGTTGATCTCTAGGCGCCGGCGCTTCTGATCCCTGTCCCAGCAGCCCTTGATGAAAAACGTGCGCGTGACGCCGTTGTCCACTAGCAAGAGCCTGGAGCGGGTGGTCACCGACGGGTGGAAAGCAGCAAGGATGCGCCAATCAGTGCGCACCTCAACGCCGCCATCGCCTATTCCTTCTTCTGTGTTGGCGTTCTCAATGTGCACCGGAATGGTCGCGAACGAAAGCCAAGACTCCGAAGCCTGGCCAAACGCGTCAAGCGTGGCTACTGGATTCTGCGCCGTCATAACGAGGCGCATCATCCCGGATGGGACATGGCCCGCCATTACCCAATCCCCTTGCCCATCATGCCGGTAATCCGATCCCAGTAGGTCGAGTCCAGGGCAACCGTGTCATCGCCGCGGCTTGCCACGTGGTGCGCGACGCGTTGCAGGAGCGCCATCTCGAGCAGTGGGTTTAGCGCTGCGTTACCTGCTGTTACGGTCAGGGTCACTGGGTAGGTCAGTGCATCGATGTCCATATCGACATAGACCAGACCGTTGATCATGATCTTTGCGCACGTGCCGGTAAGCGGCACCGTCGCGCTATCGTTGTAGACGGCCGTAGTGCCCGCCAGGTCGCCTTGGCGCTCCAAACGGAGGTACAGACCGCCGTAGATCGTCACGGGCGCTGCGGGCACCCACTGCGTCCTGGTGACCGACTCCACGCACCACCCGGTTCGCTCTTCCAGTTCGCGTACGGCAGCAGACCAGGCAATGCCAATAGCCGGGTCATCCTCCGTGTGAGGAATGCGGGCCCAACTGCGGAACTTTGCAATGTCTAAAGCCATTGTTCCTCGCTGAGGGGGGGTGGGGCCGAAGCCCCACCCACCCAAAGGATGAGAGGATCAGAATCAGGCGTTCGTCACTTGCAACTGCACCAGCGCATTGACGCGGGTGAAGTTGGAGTTGGCAAACTGCATGCCTTGGTAACGAATACGCGCAGTGCCGGACAGCGAGAACTCGTCGCGGGTGATGGACATTCCCGGGCCCCACTCGCGGATGGCGAATGACTCGGAGATGTTGCCCAAGACTGCGATGCAGTTCTTACCGGCTGCGGATGAAACGTGCGCTGGGAGGTACTCGGTGATGTAGACCGGGAGACCCATCAGCGTGAACGGAGCAGCACCAACAAGCGCGGCGTCTGCGCTTGGCACAAAGATTGGAACGCCGTTTACGAGCAGACCGGCGATCGCTGCATACGTGTCCTGCGGCAGGATCCAAGAAGAAGATCCCCAATACGCTGCTGGCAACTTCGTGTAGCGCATTTCAGACAACTTCGCAACGGTTGCACCGGCAGTAATTGCAAGGGCGCGAGTTGTGCCGGTGCTTGTCGCTGTGGTGATGTTGATATCGGTGGTGACGCCGGTCGATGCTTTGACGGTAAAGATGCCCGTCGGTGCATTGGTTCCGGAACCAGCCACGTAGCCCCACTCCAAATTCTTGAGCAGCTGGCGCTGGAGATGCTCGGTGACTTCCATTTCCACGTTAAATCCGGCGTCCGATTGCAGAATCAGTTGCTGACTCACTTCGGTCTTCGGCAAGCATGGGATCGGTGCAAGAGGCACTTCCTTGAATAGCGGGTCAGCAGCAGTTGTTGCAACCGTGCCGGTGTCGTCTTGCGTCCAAGCAGAGGTGTAGTCCGCAGTCTTCAGCGTGCTGAAGCGCAAGGTTTGGTAACCCTGAACGCCAGTGCGGAGGTCTGCGATGTTACGCATGATGCTGTTGGCATCGAGGTACTTGAGAACAGCGTCTTGGTAGACCTTAGGAATCAGGATCGAACTTGACGCGGTTGAGATCAGTTCGCGCTGCTCGGGCATCTGGCCGGTGCGGAGGTAGTTAACAAACTGCTCCTCGTACTTCTTGGAAGCGCGAATGTCCATCGAGCGTTCTTCGGTCTTCTTGCCGAGGTTCTCAATCGCAGACGATGAAGCGAAACGCTCGCGCACTTGCGCTGCGCGGATCTCTGCATCGAGCTTGCCAAGTTCGTTAGCGACTTCGTGGCCGCGGGCTTCAACCTCGACGGTCATAGAGTCTTGTGCGAGAATGGAATCGCGCTCTGCAACGAGCGCCTTACGGGTCTCAAACATTTCGGACAGTTTCATAGCGGCATCCTTAGACGCAGACGAAGACGGGCTAAGCCCGAGGAAAGATGTCGTGCTTCGGCGCTCGTCTGCGGATAGGCGCCGTTTTCTACGATGGAAACTTCTCGCAGCGCAACCTGCGAGAGTGTGCGAGTGTTGCCGCTCCACGAGTCGGCGATGACTTGGAAACCGAAAGACATCTCAGACAAGACGCCAGCGTCCACCAACTGGCGGACGTCCTTGGCGCGTTGGGTGTCTGGGAGCGTCACCTCAAAGGCGAGGCCGTGTTGATCGCTGCGCAGTTGCAGCAGTCCGCTCTTCGTGTTTGCAAGCAAGTCGCGCGTGTCGTGACCGACAAGGAGCGAGATGTTGCTACTGAGTGACGAATCAAACGC